GACGGCACGCTGGTGATCCTGCGTGCACGGGCGCGCGGGTTGGTGCAAAACCACGAATATGGCCGCCGCGCGTTGACCTTGATCGGTAATAACGTCATCGGCGCTTATGGTCCGGTGCTGCAGGTGCGCGCCAAGCAAGATGTAAGAGAAGGCCTTGATACCGTCGCCAACAGCGCAATCGAAAGCCACTGGGCAAAATGGTCAACGCAATGCGATGCCCGCGGCCAGTGTGATCTCGCTCACCTTGAGCGGCTGGCCATTAAAGGCGTGGCGCGCGATGGCGAGACGCTGGTGCGCCTGGTGCGCGGGCCGAATTTACCTTATGGCCTGCAGCTGCAGTTTCTCGAGGCTGATCGTCTGTATGAAGCGCTGAATCAACTGCTGCCGAATGGCAACGTGATTCGCCAGGGCGTTGAATCGAACAGTGTCGGTCGGCCCGTTGCCTATCATTTGCGCAGCGCGCATCCTGGCGAAAATTATTACAACAAAGGCACGCCGCTACAGATCGAGCGCGTGCCTGCAAAAGACATCCTGCACCTGTTTATGCCTGAGCGTTTCGAGCAGGTGCGCGGCTATACGTGGTTTCACGCGGTTTTAATGCGCGCCACCATGCTGCAGGGTTACGAAGAAGCTGCCGTCGTTGCTGCGCGTGTTGGTGCGGCCAAGATGGGCGTATTCAAGCGCGCCGACAACGCCATGCCGACACCGCTCGGTGAGGGTATGGCCGAAGGCAAAGACGAGAGCGGAAACTTTCAGATCAGCGCCGAGGCCGGCGAGTTTTTTGAATTGCCGCCGGGTTACGAGCTGCAGTCGTGGAATCCAGATTACCCGCACCAGAATTTTGAGTCGTTCATGACGCAATGCCTGCGCGGCATGGCTGCCGGCCTCGATGTCGCTGCACATAACCTCACTGGCAACATGAACGACGTCAATTACAGCAGTGCGCGCATCGCCGAGCTCTCCGAGCGCGATTCATGGATGGTCATGCAGTGCTGGTTTATTCATTCATTTTGCAAGCGCGTTTATGAGGAATGGCTGGCCGGGGCCTTACTGGGTGGCTGGATCACGTTTCCAAATGGCGGCAAGTCCATGCCCGCGGACAAGTATCAGAAGTTCGTCGAGGCGGCTAGCTTCCAGGGCCGCCGCTGGTCGTGGATCGACCCCATGAAAGAGGTGGGCGCCGCCATCGAGGCCATCAACGCGCGCCTCAAAAGCCGCACCGGCATTGTGGCCGAAACGGGCGCTGATTTTGAAGACCTGGTCAACGAGATTGCCGCCGAACAGAAGATCGCAGACAAGGCGGGTGTCGTCTTGCCGGACGTGCAGCCTAAAGCCGCGGGTGTTGTTGATACCGGTGAAGACCCCGCACCCGCGAAACCGAAAAAAAAGTAGGGAGAAAAAATGTCATTTCAACGCACACTGAAAATCAACCAGGCGAAACGCGCCGCTGGCGATCTATCAAGTGAGATCGCCATCGCGATTTCGAGTGAAGAACCCTATCAGCGCTGGTTCGGCATCGAGATCCTCAGCCACGATTCGGCGGCGGTTGATCTCTCGCGTCTCGCCGATGGCCGGCACCCGCTGCTGCTTAATCACTGCACCGATGACCAGATCGGCGTCATCACCAGCGTCTCGCTCGATGCCGACCGCGTGCTGCGTGGCAGCGCAAAATTCAGCCAGTCCGAGCTCGGCAAAGAGATCGCGCAAGACGTCGCCGACGGCATTCGCAGCCTGATCTCGGTCGGCTACATGATCATGGAAGTTGAAGAAGTCGAGCCGGTCGATCCGGCCGATATTGGTGAAGAAAGTGCGCGCCCCTGGCGGTCGCTGCGCAAGCTCACCGGCGAAGAATTCACGCGCGAAATGCGCGCCAAATACGGGGAAGACTTTTATCGCGCAGGCCTGTCGGCCCAGCGGGCAGAAGATGACCCCATGCCAACGTTCATCGTGACGCGTTGGCAGCCGTTCGAGGCATCGGTGGTCCCGGTGCCTGCGGACGTCACTGTCGGAGTTGGTCGCTCGGCCGGCGTCGAAGACCCTCCGAAACAAGTAGCACCCGACACGAAGCCCGCAGTTATTGTTGTTCAATCCGAAAGGAATATCATGTCTGAATCAAGCAAAACGCCGGCCGAGCTCGAAGCTGCTCGCACGCTGGCCATCCTCAACCTTGGCGAAAACTATGCGAAATATATTTTGCAAAAAGATATCGCTGAACACATCCGCAATGGTCGCAGCGTCGAGCAGTTCCAGGAATTCATCATGCAGAAGTTGCAGTCGAGCCACACCGACACCCGCGACATGAACATCGGCATGAACAAAAAGGAAGTCGAGCGCTATTCGTTGACTCGCGCGATCGTCGCCAGCATGTCGGGCGACTGGTCCAGCGCGGGACTGGAGCGTGAAGCGTCGGAGGCGGTCGCCAAGAAATTTGCGCGCACGCCCGAGGGTTTTTACGTGCCGAACGATTACTTCCAGCGCGACTTTAACCTGGGCACCTCATCGGAAGCCGGCAACTTGCGTGCAACCGACCTGCGCACCGACCTTTACGTCGATGCGTTGCGCAACAACATCTGCGTGGCGCGTATGGGCCTACGTGTGTTGAGTGGTCTGCAAGGCAACGTTGCAATCCCGCGCAAAGCCACAGCCGGCTCGCTCGGTATGCTGGCTGAAATCGGCTCGGCAACGGAAACCAACCCGACCATTCAGCAAGCTACGCTTTCGCCGAAACGCGTTGGCGCCTACGTTGAAGTGTCGAAGCAGGCACTGATTCAGTCGGCGATGGCGCTCGACAGCATGCTGCGCGACGATCTGCTGATGGGTGCAGCGGTGCTGATCGAGAACCAGATACTCAACGGTGTCGGCAGCTCGAACGAAATGACGGGCATCCGCAACACCTCGAGCATTGGCACGGTCGCCGCCGGCTCGAACGGTGCCGTTCTGACCTGGGGCAATCTGGTGGATCTCGAATCGGCTTGCGCCAACAGCAACGCCGAGCCGGATCAGGTGGCGGGTTATGTCATCAACACGCGCACTCGCGGCAAGGCCAAGCAAGTGGTCAAGTCGACCAACCTGCCGTTTATCTGGCAGGATGGCTCGACCCCGTTGAACGGCTATAAGGTTGGCGTCACCAACAACCTGCCGAACAACTTGACCAAGGGCACTTCGACCACGATCTGCTCGGCGGCCATCTTCGGCGCTGACTGGAGCATGGGCGTCCTCGGCCTGTTTGGTGCGCCGGATATCACCGTTGACCCGTATAGCAAGGCCGACAGCGGTCAGGTCAAGATCACGCTGAATCAGTTTGCTGACTTTGCGGTTCGTCAGCCGGCTGCATTCGCGAAAATCGAAGACCTGCTCTCGAACTAAGCAACATCACTGCAGCAAAAAAGGGGCGCACTTCGGTGCGCCCTTTTTTATTACCGCGAGGACAAAGCGATGGTGTGGAAACTGGAAGACCCGCAAGGGAATGAAGCCGCCAAGGTGCGATTTGATGTGGTGCCGTATTTTGGCAGCGTGAATCTCGATCTTGGTTGTGGACCAAGCAAGGTGTGGCCAAATTTTACCGGCGTCGATAACGGTGCCGATGTTGAATTATTTGGCGTTGTAATGAAGCCCGACGTGGTGGTGAAAACCTGCGAGCGTCTGCCGATGTATGCGGACGGCGGCGTCGATTGTATTTTCTCAAGCCATTTGCTCGAGCATGTTGTTGACTACAAGGCGGCACTGGCTGAATGGTGGCGGCTGATCAAGCTCGATGGGCATTTATGCCTGTATCTTCCGCATCGCGATCTATATCCGAACATTGGGCAGCCGGGCGGCAACCCGGACCATAAGCACGATTTCTTGCCGCAGGACATCGTCGACGCGATGCAAGAGATTGCGTCGGATTGGGACTGCGTCGTCAACGAGACGCGCGACCAGCTGCGCGAATACAGCTTTTTTCTTGTCTTCAAAAAGGTTGGCGGCGTCTGCTTTCGCGAAAGCTGGAGGAAGCCCAAGCCGCAGAAAACGGCCGCGGTGGTGCGGCCTGGTGCGTATGGGGATGCTTTATGGGGTGGTTCTCTATGCGCCGAATTGAAAGCGCAGGGCTATCACGTCACGTTCTACACCGGTCCGGTCGGCCGGCAGGTTATGCACTCGGACCCGAACATCGACCGCCTGATCGTCATGCCAAATGGCCTGCTCGATGATGAAGAAATGATCCTGTTTTTTTTGTGGGAATCGCGCAAGTATTCGCGCTTTCATAACCTGATCGGCGCTGCAGAGGGGCGCTTGTTGCCGCACCCGAACGAGATTAGCTATTACTGGCCGCAGCATATTCGGCACGCCGAGATGAATTTCAATTATCTCGAACGCCTGCATACCCTAGCGGATCTGCCGCATAACTTCGTGCAGCAGTTTCACCCGACCGAGCAAGAAAAGGAATGGGCCACCAAGCAACGCGAAACGCTGTTTCCAGGGCGTCTTGTGGTGATCTGCCCGTGTGGTAGCGGCGGGCCTAAAACATGGCCACACACGCAGCGCATGATGGAGCTGCTGGCCGAGCGCGGCGTCTATTCGGTGGTGATGGGCGAGATCCGGCAGGAGATTACGCCGCCTGAGAAATACGGCGTCGTTTTGGGTAAGGAATTGAACATTCGCGCGGCAATGGCATTGGCGCAAACGGCGGATGCGGTGATCGGCACTGAGACCGGCATTTTGAATTCGGTGGCCTCGATGCCGATGCGCAAGGTCGTGTTTCTGTCGCATTCCAGCGCAGAAAACCTGACCAAGCACTGGGTCAACACAAAAGCGGTCGAGCCGATGAGCATCAAGTGTCATCCATGTCATCGGCTGCACCGGGCGTTTGAATTTTGCACCAAGGACAGCGTCACCGGCTGGGCGGCGTGCCAGGCGGCAGCGCACCCGGAGCTCGTGCTCGATGCGATCGCAGATGTGATCACGCCGGCTGTGATTGAAAAGGTCGCTTAATGTTTACTGAAGACCTCACCGCGTTTTTTAATACCGACGAGCATGCCGTCTCTGCAACCTATGACGGCACCGATGCAGTAAACGGTATTTTCAATGCGCCTGATTTGGGCCAGCTTGGCATGATCGCCGGAATCAACCCGACGTTTTTATGCGCAGCCGGGGACATTGATGCTGACCCGACCGGAAAAACGCTGGTCATCAGTAGCACCACTTACAAGATTCGCGATATCAAGCCGCAGGATGATGGCGCGGTCGTGATCCTTGAATTGGAAACACAATGACCGATCATGTGCGCAAACAAATCCGCGCCGCAGCGGTCACGGCTTTAACGGGTTTGACCACCACCGGCACGCGGGTTTACGACAGCCGCGTGTACCCCATGCAAGACGCCCAGCTGCCGGGCCTGCGCATTGATACCGCCGACGAGCAGATTAGCATCAGCTCGATGGGCGTCGGGCGTCTCTGTGAGCGCACGCTTGAGCTGGTGGTGCAGGCCTGTGTCAAAGAAAACGACACCTATAGCGACACCATCGACACCATTATCAAAGAGGTCGAAATCGCTATTTCCGCCAATCAGGGCATCGGTGGCGCGAAGTATGTGCAGCTGAAATCGATCAACGTTGCCAACGCCGGCGAAGGTGAAAAGCCGGTGGCTGTAGCAACCATGGGTTTTGAAGTTTTTTATATAACGGCGCTTGGTGCGCCGGACGTTGCGCTTTAATCAAGGAGTTTAAAAAATGACCATTGCAACCGGCGTTGCCAAGCAGCTCACCTACAAGGCCGAATCGACCTGGAACACGGCCGCCGGAGCATCCGGCGCCCAGCGCCTGCGTCGCGTCGCGGCTGATCTCAACCTTAAAAAAGATACTTTCGAATCAAACGAAATTGTCACAACCTATCAGCGCAACGATTACCGTCACGGCCTGCGCCGCGTTGAGGGGTCGATCAACGGCGAGTTGTCGCCCGCCACTTACAAAGACTTTATCGCCGCGGCGGTGCGCCGTGCGTTTGCTGCGATCACGGCAACTGCCTCGGTTGCGCTGACCATCGCCGGCAGCGGTCCGACGTATACCATCACCCGCGGCACGGGCTCGTGGCTCACTGACGGCTATAAAGTCGGCCAGGTGGTGCGTTTATCGGTCGGCGCGCTGAATGCCGCCAACATCAGCAAAAACCTGCTTATGGTCGATATCACGTCGGCCACCGTGATCTCGGTCATGCCATTGAACGGCGTGGCGCTGGTCGCTGAAGGCCCGGTTAGTGGCTGCACAGTCACCGCCACCGGAAAAACCACTTATGTGCCTATCACCGGCCATACCGATACCAGCTTTTCGATCGAACAGTTCTATAACGACTTGACGCTTTCTGAGCTCTACACGGGATGCAAAGTTGATCAGCTCGATATCAGCCTGCCGCCATCCGGCATGGCCAGCATCGGCGTCAAGCTGCTGGGCGGCGATCTCACCACCGCCGGCGCTGCCTACTACACCAGCCCAACCGCCGAGACAACCACCGGAATATTGACCGGCGTCAACGGCATCCTGGCGGTGCAGGGCACCAAGGTTGCCACGCTGACCGGCTTAAATTTCAGTATCAAAGGCAATATGAGCGGCGAGGCCGTGATCGGCTCGACGACTTATGCGGATATCGTCGAAGGCATGGTCATGGTCGAGGGCAGCTTCACCGCCTTGTTTGATGGCGCTACGATGCGCGATTACTTCATCAACGAAACCGAGATCAGCATTATTGCTGCGCTCACGGCCAGTTCGGCCGCAGCGGCCGACTTTATGACCTTCAGCTTTCCGCGGGTCAAAGTTGGTGGCGCGGACAAGTCAGACGGTCAAAAGAGTCTGGTGCAGACCTTGCCGTTCACCGCGCTCTACAACAGCACTGGCGGCAGTGGTGTGAAAACTGAACAAAGCACCTTTGCGGTGCAGGATTCTGCGGCGTAAACAACGCGCTGCATAAAGGCCATCGGCCCGGCAGAGTCTCCACGCGCGTCCTCGCGGGGAGGCGCTGCCGGTGCCCGATGGATATTGACGCTTTAATCACGCGAGGACACGATGGATTTATCACAGCTGGATACTCAAAAAGGGGCCAACCTTGGCCACCGGTTATTTCTGACGCACCCCAAAACCGGCGATATGCTTGACTGCGCAATTCATATTTTCGGTGCGGATTCGGCAGTTTATCAAACCGCGCTGCGTGAGCAGCAACGCCAGGCGCGCGAGCGTTTTAGTCGGCAGGGCAAGGTTCTACGCACGCCAGAGGAAGATGCTATTGCTGAAATGGATCTGCTGATCGCTGCGACCGGTGGCTGGGATGGCATCGAGCTCGATGGCGCAGCATTGCCGTTTACGCCGGACAACGCCCGCATGCTCTATGGCCGGTTCGCCTGGATTCGCGAGCAAGTCGACCGTGCCATTAATGATCGGGCACATTTTTTGCCGGATGCCGCGAAGGTTTAAAAGACTTCGCGGCGCACTGTTTTTACCTCCAGCAACCGGAAGCCGACGGCACAACGCGTGCGCAGCATTTTGCCAGGTGGGCCGAAATCAACGGTCGCCAGCACCCCGAATCAATCGGCCCTGAATGTCCGGCAGCGGTGGCTTATGTGTGGGATTGGTGGTGTCGGCTGCATCAGGCGCGCGGACATGGGGCGGCGGGGCCGCAGCCGATTAGTTATACAGAGATCGATGCCTGGGCGCGTCTAACGCAGCGTCGGCTTGATCTGCTTGAAATTGATTGCCTGGTCACAATTGATCGTTTATTTCTCAATAGCCTGGTGAAGTCAAACAATGGCGACTGACGTTAAAAGCATCCAGTGGATTCTCAGCGCTGTTGATCGCGCCTCGCCTGTATTTCGAGGCATTGAGACCAGCATGGACCGCATCAATATCGCCCACGCCAAACTGGCGGCGGTGATGGGTGTTGTGGCGGCCGGGGGCATCTTCGCGCAAATGCGACAGGAGGCAATGGAGGCCGAGCAAGCCAGCAACCGATTGAGCGCTGTTCTCATCGCCACCGGGCAATCGGCGGGGCTTACAAAAAAACAGATCGATGATCTTGCCGACAGTTTGGCAAAGACGACCCAGTTTGACGATGAATCAATTCGCAACGCAGCCTCCACGTTTATCAAGTTCGGAAACATCCAGGGCGATGTTCTCAAGCAGGGCATGAAATATGCGGCCGATTGGGCCGCATTTACCGGGTCGGCCATGCCGGAGGCTGCCCAGGCAATCGGCAAAGCGTTGCAATCGCCCACCGAAGGCCTGAAAGCGGTCGAGCGTGAGACCGGCAAACTCACTTACACCGAAAAGAAAAACATCGAAACCCTGATGGAGCAGGGGCGGTTGTTTGAAGCGCAGGCGGCTGTGCTAAAGGTCCTTGAGCAGCGCATCGGTGGTGTCGCTGAAAAAATGAATACCGGCCTCACCAAGCAAAGCGCCGACCTCAATAAAAATTTCAAAGAATTGCTTGAAACGCTTGGCAAATCGAGCGGCGGCAGTTCTTTCATCGACTTTTTAAATGATTCTCTGCGCGACACCAAGCGCATTATCGAGGCTGGCGACTGGGTCGCGGCGCTTAAATTCATGGCCGGTTTTCGGGGCATGAATATCAAAGAGCCTAATGTCAATTCAGTTTCAGGCCCGATTCGCGGCACGGCGGGAGATCCTGAAGTCGGGGCCCGTATTGCGCAACTCAATGCGCAGTTTGAAGCGGCAGCAAAGCGTCAGGACGAATTGCAAAAAAAACGCGAGCAAGACGCCATCAAAGCGGCTGAAGAAGCGCGGCGTCAGAAAGAGACCTTGTTAAAACAAGGGGCCGCAGATTGGGCCAAATATGCGGACGCAGTTTTTCAAAATGCAGAAGAACTCGACAACGCTTTGGCAAAAATGCACGAGGCGCGCAATGAACATGACGCGGCCTTGCTGCGCGAAGAAATCGCAATCGAGGCGCGGGTAGTCACGCAAGGCATTGAAAACACCCAGCGCTGGGACGATCAGATGCGAAAACTCACGGATGACGTCGAAAAAACCGAGGGTTTTATGAAATCGCTGGGCTTCACGATGGCCTCGGGATTTGAGGATGCGATTGTTAAAGGTAAAGATTTTCGTAGCGTGTTGCAGGGCATCGCTCAGGACATCTTAAAAATAATGACGCGAAAGATGGTGAGCGATCCATTGGCTGAATTTGCGACCGGCTCGCTGAGCAGTATTTTCGGTGGTCGCTACACGCCAAAAGATTCAAGCAATGCCGATTCTCTGCTTGGCAGCGGTTTTCAAGACGGAAACATTGAAGGCGGCCTCCTTGGCGCCTATGCCGCCGGCACAACCTCAGTCCCGCGCACCGGTCCGTATCTTTTGCACGCGGGCGAGAGTGTTTCAAAATCCGGCGCTGGCGGCGGCACCGTCGTGCAAAACGTCACCATCAACCAGGGCTCCGGCAGCAACGTGCAGGAAATGCTTGCGCTGTTATTGCCGGCGATGCAAAGCACCGCGCAGTCGGTGATTATTAATCAGAAGCGCCCCGGCGGCTTGCTGGCCGGGTAAAGAGGGTCGTTCAAAATGCAAAAATATATTAACGACATCATCGGCACTTCGGGGTCTACGCTCTCGCCGATTACCGGCGCGACCTGCTCGGTTTACCTCACCGGCACCAGCACGCTGGCAACACTCTACAGCGACAACGGCGTCACGCCGAAAGCCAACCCGATCAGCAGCTCGGCCACCGGCCGCATCGAGTTCTATGCAGCCGACGGCAGGTATGACATCTCGGTCGCGAAGACCGGATACACGACCGTCACACTGGCGGACATCCTGCTTGAAGATCCGGCGAATGCGCAGCCGGGGGTGTTTACGACGCTGAGTGCGACGGGGAATGTAAGCGGAGTAAATACGACCGGAACAATATCAAGTGCAGCGTCTGGTTTATATGCGACATCAATAAGTAACTGCGCTATATTCGCAAACAGCAGCGGTGCAGCCTCCACTATTGGTCATATTGTTATTGCAAGAGCAGGGGTAACTAAAGGTTACCTTGGAACAGATAGTTCCGATAATCTTGCGTTGATTGATGGAGTTGGATCAATAGCATTGTCCGTATCCTCAAGTGCCGTAACTACTCCAAAAAACTTTGTTTGTTCTGCGGCAACTGGCGTATTGAATTTTACCGGCGCATCGTATGGTCAAATTGCGGCTACGGGTGATCTGTATCTTGATGCGGGGGCGTCAAAGTATGTTTACATTCGTCCTAATGGTAGTGTAACCGCTGGCTTGTTTTCGGCTGCCGGCCTTGCTGTCACGGGAACGCTGACTACATCTGGTGGATCATCTGGAGGATTTCCTCTAAAGTTAAAAGCGGCAACAGATGATGCGTTACGGGTGCAGACCAACCCTGCCGGTAGCGGTGTTTATTTGCAAGCGACAAATAATGCTGAAATTGCCTACGCACCGTTAGCCACCTACGCAGCAACACACACATGGAGTGATGGCACTACCCGTATGTTTCTTGACTCCTCCGGCAACTTGCTGGTGGGGGTTACAAGCGCAAACGCAAACGGCGGTGTGCTGCAATTAAAGAGTGGGATTACATTTCCAGCGACACAGGTTACATCGTCAGACGCGAATACGCTGGATGATTATGAGGAGGGAACGTGGACGCCTAGCGTAGGCGGCACAGCAACGTATTCCAGCCAAGCTGGGCAATATGTAAAAGTAGGAAAGCAGGTAACAGTAAACTGTTTCTTTCAAATTTCCACAATTGGAACCGGATCAACCACAACAATAAGTGGACTTCCATTTACGCCGCTTTCGTATTCAGGTGGAAGTGTTACTTATTTTGCAAACCTTGCAACTAATGTGATTAATTTGGTGGCTAGATCAGAATATAACACAACAACGGTTGATTTTATCAGCAGCGCAGCAGCATCCGGCACCTGCACATTGCCAGCCGCGATATTAGGCAGTAGCGCCAGAGTAGATTTTACAATTACATATTTTGTTTAATTAACTACACCGGATTAGTGTAGTCAGACAAAGGAGAAGCAAATGAGCATTACCAAAGAAACCGTAGTCGATCAGATTACAGTGCAAGAAAACGGCATCATTCTGTATCGTGAAGCTACACGCATCATTGAAGATGGCACCGAACTGACCAAGACCTACCACCGCAACAGCCTGACGCCAGCGCAAGACCTGACGGGTGTGCCGGAAAAGGTGGTGGCGATCTGCAATACAGTATGGGCAGCGGATGTGATCGACGCCTATCAAGCCTCGCTGCCGAAAGAACCGGAGGCCGCATGATCTGGCTAATCGCTTTCCTCGGCAAACACGCCGCCGCCATCGCACTGATCGGCGCTGCAGCAGGCACGGTCAGCGCAATCGAGAGTGCTGTTATCAACGCAGACGTGCTCATCGATCGCGTCGAAAAAAGGGTGGACGACAAATGAACGTATCAATCGAAAAACTCCTTCTCACCATCGGTGACCTTGAATTCTCGCGCCGGATGCTCACCGATGAAAACGCTACGTTGCGCGCCGAGGTCGAAGCGCTTCAAAAGCCAGTTGTGCTTGAATCTGCCGCCGAACAACCCGCCGCCGCCGTTTAAGGCCACAACATGACCATCGTCGTTGCGCTCTCGGGCACTTCTGATTTTGCCTATGTGCCAAGTTATTCGAGCTCGGTGGCGCATCAACCGCGGGCGCGGGTTTCTCAGTTCGGTGATGGTTACGAGCAACGCGTAGTTGACGGCATCAACACCGATCTGGTGACGTGGAATTTAAGTTTCACAAACATCGACACCACAAGTGCGGACGCCATCGAGGCGCTGCTCTCCGGCTGGGGCGCGGTGACGCCGTTCACCTGGACGCCGCCGGGCAAGAGTCAGATCATTTGCGTGTGTTCTCAGTTCTCGCGCAGCTACCCGACCGCGAACGCTAACACCATCACCGCCACGTTTCGCCAGGTGCTCGGGTGACGATCGCTTCGGATGTGCAAAAGCTCGCCCCCGGCGCGCTGGTCGAGTTGTTCGAGCTGGACCCGACCGCGCTCGGCGGTGCGATTGTGCGCTTCCACGCCGGGCTGAACGAATGGCAAACCGCGGTGGTGTGGCAGGGGCTGACCTATAGCCCGTTTCCAGTTGAAGCCTCGGGTTTTGAAAGCTCGGGGCGGGGCACCTTGCCGCGCCCGCATCTGCGCGTGGCCAACGTCACCGGGCTGATCGGTGCGCTGTGTTTAGAGCTGGATGATCTGGTCGGCGCCACCGTCACGCGCCGCCGCACGCTGACGAAATATCTCGACGCGGTTAATTTTGCCGGGGGTGTTAATCCAACGGCAGACCCGACTCAAGCCTTCCCCGATGAAATCTGGACGATCAACCGCAAGGCCGAAGAAAACAAGGTTTTTATCGATTTTGAACTGGCCGCTGCGTTTGACGTGGCTGGCGTGCAACTGCCGCGGCGCCAGGTGGTGGCGAATGTCTGCCCGTGGATCTATCGCAGCGCTGAATGCAGTTATGCCGGCGGCGCGGTAGCAGACGGCAACGATGTGGCCACCACGGCGCTCGCGACCGATGTCTGCGGCAAGCGCCTGGCCAGCTGCAAGTTACGCTTCGGCGCGTTTGCCGAGCTGCCCTACGGGGGGTTTCCGGGGGCGGGGTTGATTCGTTAGGGTCTTGAAACGGTGACCGGCTCGACAGCCGGTTTTGGCGTTGCCGCTTGTTCGACGACCGGTTTGGGAATCATGCCATCGGGGTGACTACGCATGCGAATCCAGCCCGAGCCGTAGCGCCATTTGATGCACTCACCAAATAAGTTGGTGGCCTCGCAGATATCAAATTTTGCGGAAAGCTCATACCCGTCTGGTGTGGTTGTTTGAACTACAGGAACGCCGCCACAAGCGGGCAGCAGGCAAGTCACAAACACTAACAATAGTTTTTTCATGGTTTCAGTATAACGCGAAGCGCGCCGAATGGATGACCAGATCATAAGCGCGCTGCGCGCTCACGCCGCTGCCGCAGCGCCGCGCGAGTGCTGCGGGGTGGTGGTTCGCATAGGCAAAAGGGATTACTACCGCGCTTGCCGAAACATCGCCGGATCAGACGCTGAATTTGCCATCGCACCCGAAGATTGGGCAGCAGCTGAAGACGCCGGCGAGGTGGTGGCGGTGTGCCATTCGCACCCCGACGCCAGCCCGCAGCCCTCGGCCGCAGATCGCAGCATGTGCGAAACCACGGCGCTGCCCTGGCTGATTGTGGGCCACGGTGATGAGGTGGTGGCGATCGTGCCCGAGGGCTACCGCGCGCCTCTGAGCGGGCGGCGCTTTGTGCACGGCGTGCACGATTGTTATTCGCTGATTCGCGATTATTACGCCTGGGAATTGGGCATCGCGTTACCGGATTTCGCGCGTGACGAGCGCTGGTGGGAAAGCGGTGGCGATCTCTACCGCGCGCATTTTGCCGAAGCGGGTTTTCGGCCGGTGCCGCTCGATGCGCTGCAGCCGCATGACGTGATCTTGATGCGGGTTGCCGCACCGGTGACAAATCACGGCGCGATTTATCTCGGCAGCGGCAAGATTTTGCAACACCTGATGACCAAGTTGTCGGGTCGCACTATTTACGGGGGTTGGTACCAACGATGCACCACGCACACACTCAGACACAGCAGCCGCTGACCGAGATCCGGCTCTACGGCCATTTGCGCGCGCGCTTCGGCCGCAGTTACCGGCTCGCCGTGCGCTCGGCGGCCGAGGCGATCCGCGCCCTGGGCGTGGTGGTGCCGGGCTTTCGGGAGTATCTCGCCACACACTCCGCGCCTGGCTATCGGGTATGGCTCGGCGCGGATGTGGTTACCGCTGGTGAGCAGCTCAACGCGCCCGCCGGTTCGTTAATTCGGCTTGTGCCGGTGACGGCGGGAGCAAAAAGTGAGCTTGGGCAAATTATTATTGGCGCAGCTTTAATTTATTTTGCGCCGGCGTTTGGGACTACTGCACTGATCGGTAATTTAACCGGCGCTGCGATTGTCACCTCACTCGGATTTGCCATGGTGCTGGGCGGAGTCTCTCAACTGCTGGCCGGCAATCCAGCATCCGATGCACCCAGCGAACGCCCCGAAAACCTGCCCTCCTACGCGTTTAACGGCGCGGTGAATACCACCGCCCAGGGCAACCCGGTGCCGGTGCTCTACGGCCGTCTGCGCGTCGGCTCGCAGGTGATTTCAACCGGCTTGTCAACGGCGGCGCTGGCGATCGAATGAATAATCAACTGGTCATTCGCGGCGCAAAAGGCGGCAAGGGGGGCGGCGGCGGCACACGCGCTGCCGTTGAAGCGCCCGATTCGCTGCGCTCAATTCAATACGCGCGCGTGCTCGATTTGGTTTCCGAAGGCGAGATCGGCGGCCTGGTGGCCGGTGCGCAGTCGGTTTATCTCGACAACACGCCGCTGCAAAACCCGGATGAAACGTTTAACTTTTCCGGGGTCACGCTCGACAGCCGCACCGGCACGCAGGCGCAGGATTATTTGCCCGGCTTCCCGGCCGCGGAATCTGAAAACGTCGTCAACGTGGAAGTGCAAAACAGCGCGTCAGTCACGCGGCAGATCTCCAACGCCAACACCAATAAAGTGCGCGTCACGCTGACTTTTCCGCAACTCACCTCGCAAAACACCACCACCGGCGACCTCAACGGCACATCGGTTGATGTGGCGATCGATCTGCAAGCCAGCGGCGGCGCGTTCGTTGAGCAGATCGCCGACACCGTCAGCGGCAAAACTACCACGCGGTATCAGCGCAGCTATGAAATCACGCTAGCCGGCAGCGCACCGTGGAATATTCGCGTGCGGCGCGTCACGGCTGATTCAACGTCATCGGCGCTGGTCAATAAAAGCTGGTGGGGCAGTTATACCGAGATCATCGACAGCAAGCTGATGTATCCGAACAGCGCCATCATCGGCCTTGAAATTGACGCCTCACAGTTTAATAATGTGCCGGTGCGTGGCTATGATTTGCGCGGCCTGTTGGTGCAAGTGCCAATCAATTACAACCCGACCACGCGCGTCTATACCGGCGTGTGGAATGGCACGTTTCAAACCGCGTGGAGCGATAACCCGGCGTGGTGTTATTACGACATGCTGACCACGGGCCGCTATGGCCTCGGCGATTACATCGACCCGGCGGCGGTTGATAAGTGGGCGCTGTATGAAATCGCGCAGTATTGCGATGAATTCATCGCTGACGGTTTCGGTGAAGTTGAGCCGCGCTTTACCTGCAACCTTTATCTGCAAACGCGGCAAGAGGCTTACAAGGTGCTGGCCAACATGGCAAGCATCTTTCGTGGCATGGCGTTCTGGAGCGCCGGCGCGGTCACCGCCACGGCCGATATGCCGGCCGATCCGGTGGCGCTTTACGCGGCGGCGAATGTCATCGACGGCCAATTCAGCTACAGCGGTAGCGCCAAAAACACGCGGCACACGGTGGCGCTGGTGCAGTGGAACGACCCCGAAGATGCGTTCAAGCAGAAAATAGAATACGTTGAAGATGCCGCCGGCATCGCGCGTTATGGCGTTAACGAATCGCAGGTCGTGGCCTTTGGCTGTACCTCGCGCGGGCAGGCGCATCGCGTTGGCCGCTGGCTGTTGTATTCCGAGCGGCTCGAAACCGAGACGATCACGTTCGGTGTCGGCCTTGATGGCGTGCTGTCGCCGCCGGGCTCAATTATTCAGGTTCAAGATCAGTTCCGCGCCGGTGTGCGTTATGGTGGGCGCATTGTGTCGGCGACCGTTTCAACGGTAACGCTCGACCAGGCGGTGACGCTCGCCGCCGGCCGCAGCTATGCGCTCTCGGCGGTGCTGCCCGACGGCAGTGTGCAAGAGCGCCCGGTGATTAATTCAAAAAGCACCACGGCCACCTTGAGCTTGGCCAATGCCTTTGATCAGGCGCCGCAGGTGGCGGCGCTGTGGGTGCTGCGTAGCGACGTGCTCGAAGCCACAACCTGGCGCGTGCTGGCGTTGACTGAATCAGAAAAAGGGCGCTACACCATCACCGCGTTGGCGCACAACCCAGACAAATTCGACGCCGTTGAAAATAATTTAATTCTCGAACCCGCAGCGATCACCACCTTGACCAGCCGACCGGCGGCACCGATCAACCTGGCGGTGACAGAATCGCTTTATGAAGCCGGGCCGGGGCTCGTCGGCAATCGCGTGTTGTTGAGCTGGTCGGGCGAGACGGGGCGCTATTCGGTGGCCTATCGCGCCACTGCCGGAAATTGGGTCACGCTGGCCGACACCGTGAGTCAGACGATCGATATCGATGGTTTGGCGCCGGGGCGCTATACCTTCACAGTTCAGCAGATCAACGCGATCGGTTTGCGGTCAAGCGCCGGCACGCTCGACACCGCAATTTACGGCAAGCTCGCCGCGCCGGCAGATGTAAGCGGTTTCACGGTCATCAAAAGCTCGGGGCTGGCCCTGGCGCAGTGGACGTTGCCGGCGGACCTCGATGTGCAGATCGGCGGCTTTGTCGTCGTGCGCCATTCGGCCAAAACCACCGGCGCCACTTGGCAAGATGGCGTGATCCTCGACGCCTTTCCCGGTGGCATTCCGCAAGGCTTGTGCGCGCTGATCACCGGCACTTATATGGCGAAGGCGCTCGACTCGTCGGGTAATTATTCGGCAACGATGGCGTCGTTTGTCGCCACCGAAGGCATGCTGACCGGCTTCACCACCGTGGGCACGATCACCGAATCGCCCACCTTCACCGGCACAAAAACAAATCTTTCAGTGTCGGCCAGCACGCTCTCGCTCGCCAGCGGAACCTTGTTCGATTCGGTCGCCGGAAATTTTGATGCAGTGTCTGGGCTGTTTGATTCGGTCGGCGGTCAAGCGCTGACCGGCAGCTATGCGTTCTCGACTTATCTCGATTTGACTACCTCGGCCACGCGCCGCTTCGAGGCCGACATCACCGCGTTGATGGTCGATAACTCGCAGACGTGGGACGAACAACCCGGCAACATGGATGACATCAGCGGCTTGTTCGACGGTGCCGTGATCAATGATTGTGATCTTACCTTGTATGCCGCCACCACCGATGACAACCCGGCCGGCACGCCAACATGGTCGGGGTGGATGCCGTTTTTTGTGGCTGAATACACGTGCCGCGCCATGAAATTCAAGCTCGATTTTATTTCAGGCACCACCAATCACAACATCAACGTCACGGCGCTGACCGTGCACGCAAAAACCGCAAACTTCTAGAGGTAAATTATGGCCACGCATGACCTTGTAATCGACAATCAAACGATGCCCGCCACACGGTCTGACATCAATAGCGCGTTGCAGGCTTTAGGCGGCCAGATGGCCGGCACCGCCGATCCGTCTGTGATGTATGCCTACGAGATACAGGCCCGCACCGATCTCGGCACGCGCCGCCGGCGTAATGCAGCCAATAGCGGCTGGATCAATGACGGCACGCTCGCGGAAACCTTCGTGATCGATCGCGCATCCAATACCATTTTCGGCACCGCCGACTTCATGCGCATCTTTCGCGCCACGGCGGGCTTCACGCAAACGCTGACGGCCGCGGCCACGCTCGGCGATGGCTGGTATGTCGATATTCGTATCGAGTCCGGTGTGACGCTGGTGCTTGACCCAAACGGCAGCGAAACCATCGACGGCGCCACCACAAAATCCATACTCGGGCCGTCCAGTGGTCGCGTGGTGTGTAATGGTGCGAGCTTCTACACCATCGGCTTTTCGACGGCGGTTTTTTCGGCCAGCTCGATGGTCGGTGCGGTGTGCTCTTATGTCGGAATGATCAACGGCACCATCGTCGCCAGCCGCGCCGCGAGTGCGGAAACCATCGCCATCAAAACGCTGGCCGGCTCGGACCCCAGCAGCGGCGATCCGGTGATCTTTGTGTTCCGCAACGCCACCGCCGCCACCGGCGATTATGTGTTTTTGACTGCCACCGCCGCGCTCTCGATCACTATATCGTCGGGCTCGACGATGGGCGCCTCGAGCGGCGTGCCGTTCAGGTTGTGGCTGACGGTGTTTAACGATGCCAGCACGCTGCGGCTCGGCGTGGTGAATTGCTTGAGCGGCACCAGCATCATGGCGCTGGGCGACAACGATCTGCGCTCATCCACCGCGGAAGGCGGCGCGGGGGCGGCTGATTCGGCGCAGGTGATCTACACCGGCACCGCCGTCACCACCAAAGCGATGCGCGTCTTGGGTTATTTGGAATACACGCTCGGCACG